TTAATTAAAAAACAAAAAAAAACAATTATTATGTTCCGCTTACTACTGTAAATCCTGCAGCAGTTAATGTATCACCAATGAAGTTTGCCGGTACCGGTTCCATTCCCGTTAGTGTAAGTGTATAACCACTTAAATCACCCATAGCTGCACCGGTAACAATAGTTCCACCGGTTACATCCATTCCGTGTTCTAATCCACAATAAAAGAAATTACCATTGTTATCTTCAACAATAACTTGAGGGCGACCGTAAGACAATAATTTGATTTGTTTGTGGTCTACAACTGATAATTTTTTTAATGTTAAAGCCAATTCTTGTTGGAAAAATGTAGTTCCATTTTCTCTCGAAGAAGTAATTGTTTGTGTTAAAGATGATGTTCCTTTCAAATCATATTTATAAGCGGTTGGTGTACCGGTTACTGCATCAATAACATCTGTATTTGTAACGTCGTAAGTATATCCGGTAGCATCGCCATAATTTACAAAGTAAACTGACTTCAATCCGCCATTGCTATCTTTACAAGGTTCTAACCTTCCTAAACTAATATCACAAGCCATATTTTTATATATTTTAAAGTTAAAAAAAAGGTGGTGTTTATTGCACCACCCTTAATTTGATTAATAATTAATTATTAGTTAGCAGCGTTTGTAATACCGTAAGTTGTAATATCTTCTACAATTCCGTATTGAACACCGGCAGTAAATCTCATCACTACTCTAACGTTTTGTGAACCATCAATGTCAGCCATATCAATCAACTTCACTTCTTGGTTATCAGCTAATAAACCGGTTCCAAAATACAAGTTAGATTTTTGAGCAGCAATAGCTACAGTTGGTGCTAAACCTTCAGCAACAAAGATTTTAATTCCATCAAATGAAAGTGAACCATTGTTAAACCATTGTGTTCCCATTGCATTTGTACCGTTAGCACCTAAGCCTGATGCACCAAAACCACCCAATGCTCTTACGTATGCTCTTGCAGTAGCTTGTGAAACGTATAAGTATAAATCTTCTTTACCGTATAAAGCAGCCGGAATAGCATCTACTAATCTACCAAGTTCACCGATAACTGTAGCAGCAGCAGTAATTTTAGTTCCATCAGCAGCAAGTTCTTGAGCAGCCGGTAAAGCAGCATCTAAAGTAAGTAATCTTGTAAATCCGTTAAATTCTCCTGCATTAGCAGTAACTCCGGCCCAAATATTAGTTTCTGTTTTTTGTGCAACTTTAGCAGCAACGTGAGCTAATAAGAAATCAGCAAATGATGGTGGTAAATTGTCAAATGCAGAATATCCCATTTGTACGGCTTCCCAATCTGAACGGAAATCTTTTTTACAAAGTTGTAGGTTTACTTGGAATTCTTCCGGTTGTAAAATCTTTTCTGTTAATGTTACTGTAGAAGTAGCATCAAAATCACAAGTTGCATCTTTTACGATAGCATCAGTAGCAATTTTCTTGATAACTTCTTTATATTTAACATTTGGTTTTACTTCAATACCACCGTTTTCGATAGTTGAAGCACTTAATAAGGCTGCAGAAATATATTTTCCTGCAAATTCACCTGCATAGGTTGTTGTAATTGATGTAACTGTTGCCATCTTTCTCTTTTTTTATTTATTATTATTTGTTTAATTTACTCAAAACTACATCAAAGGTTGTAGCTTGTCTTTTCTTAGAATATAAATTCAATTTAACTTCGTTTTTTGCTTCCGGATTGTGTGTTAAAACTTCGATGTTATCACTTGACAATTCTACCGGTTCTACTGTTTCAACTTTTGCAAGTTTTAATTCAGCAATTTCAGTTCTTAGTTTTTCAATTTCAGCAAAAAACATTTCTTTAGTAACACTTTCAACTACTCTTTTTGGTGTAGCTACTTCAGCAGTCATTTCTTGTTCTGCTTCAGGTGTTTCTACTTCTTCTACTTCAGGTGCTTCTTCTTCCGGCATTTCAATTGAAGCAATAACGCCTTCAACTTCTACTTTCAATACATTACCATCTTCGAGCATATATTCACCAACCGGCATTGGTACTCTTTCATCTTCATTTACAATAAAGATTGCCATTTCAGGCTCGAATGCTTCTGCTTCTAAAACAGTAACACCATCTTGTAACTTCATTTGGGCAAGTTTTACTTCCATTCCCAAAAGTGTTTTAATTTCATTAATTACGTTCATACTTACTTTTTATTTAAAAATTAATACTATTTATATTTGTTATAAATTTGTTTTATCCGTTACTTCTAACTGTTGTTCTTACTCCATCTACAACTGTTACTGTAGAAGTACCTTGCGAAAGTGTTGAACCAATACCTTGATTAATTAATTCACCTTTGCAACATTCATTTGAATATGTGCTATCATCACATAAACAACCTCTTTTTGCGTCTTTTGGACTTGTGTATTTATTCTTTCCCATTTTAAATATGTTAAGCATTTATTAATATTTGTTTTATCTTTTCAATCAATTCTAAATCTTTACTTTCTTGTAGATTTAATTCTGCTTTTTCAGAAAAATACCCTTCAATAGAATAGCCTTGATATTTGCCATCTTTAACATCGTTCCAAACTTCATCGTTATCAATTCTTTGAACTACAACCCAACTACCTTCTGTTGCATTTAAATTGTAAATAGCAGACTTATCACGTTTAACATCTTCAACTATCCAACTTTCTATTGTATAAACACCATCAGTTTTCTTTTCGTGTTCTAATGTTGAATTATGTATTTTCATTTTCTTTAAATACAATTCAGATGCTTTTCTAACTGTTTCTTTTGAAAACCTAATATTATATTCATAGTCTCCATTACGTCTATAAATATCCTTTTCAGGTATTAAAGCCAAACCAATTACAATTCTTTTATCTTCATCTATTGTTTTAAGTTCTACTTTGTGTTCGTTTAATGCAACCCACGTCTCCTCTATGGCAGGAAATTTCACTAAACTTATTGCGTCAATTCCATCTTGTAAATTTTGTTCGTCTATATCTAAATAAATAGTTTCTAATTTTTTCATTCTACTTTTTTTTAAAAATTAAATTAATTCTAATTTGTTTTAAATAACTATCATTAAGTTAGTTTTTATTAGTTAGTGATACTTTTAACTAACATTAACCTAAACTTGCATTGGTTACTATGTTTCTATTTAAACCTTGGGCAGTTGTTACATCGTTTGCTACTACAAATGCTTGTATTGGCGCTTGTTCTGATTGACCGCCTAATGTTTGTGCTAATTGATTTACGCCACTATTTCCAACAACGTTAAAGTTAGGTGCTTGTGCTGCTGAACCGCCAAATGAACCCGATGGCGAACTACCACCACCACCTCCCGGTGTTTTAACTTTAGTAATAGCTTGAATGTTTTTAAATCCGGCTGCTAATGCTATACCGGCATTAATAGGTGCTAAAGCCGGGCCAACAATTGGAATACCTACAGTCGCTTCATATGCTTTTTGTGCTGATGTAAATGTTGAAATTGTAGCACTTGCAATAGCTAATACTTTACCGGCAGTAGTTTGTTTACCTAATAAATCAGATGCAGCATTTAATGTGCCACTAACTGCATCTAAAGCATCCATTTTAGCTTTCGCTTCTTTTTCAGCTAATAATATTTTAGCGTCACTAAATGCTTTATCACTTGCGTATTGTTTATCTTGAGCAGTTAAATTAATATCATTTAATTTATTTAAATGTTCAATTTCTAATTCTTCTGTATCAAAACCGGCTTTTACTGCATTGTCATATTTTATTTTATATGCTTCATTTTCTGTTTGAATTGCTAATTCTTGTTCAGTTAATAACCTATCAGCATTGGCTTTTTGTGCTGCTATTATATCATCTTGTGCTTTATAGCTATCTTGTATTTGTTTATCTCTATACTGTTTGTCTATTTCTTGTTGTTCTTTTAAAGCATCTTCTTTAGCTTTTTTAATAGCTTCTTGCTTTTCCTTTTCTGCTTGTGCTGCTGCTGCTTTTGCTTCTTCACTTGCTTTTTTTCTATCTTCTACTCGTTTCTTTTCATCATCAGTTTCTTCTTGTCTTTCAGCAACTCTATTATCTATTAAAAGTTTTCTTCTATTTAAAACAGAAGCCTTTAATGCATCGTTAGCATCGTTGTAAGCTTTTAATGCTTTTTCAGCAGTTTCTTTTTGCGCATCAGTTGCATCTTCTAAACCGGCTATTCTTCTTGCTTCAATTGCTATTGCGTATAAAGTTTGTGCGTTTGCAAGTTTTTGTTTTACTTCTTGATTTGCTAATTCAACAGATAACTTTCTAATTTCTTCAGCACTTTTACCCGATGCTTTAGCCATTTTAAGTTGAGCATCCCTCGATAAATCAGATTCTTCAGTAGCCTTTTTTTGGTTTTTAACTTGTGTTTCTAATTGTTTATTTAATGCTTTGTTAGCTGCTTCTGCTTTCATAGTAGCATCTGAACTCGCAATAAACATTTTAACTAAAGCGTAACCGGCAGCAATTAAAGCTACAACAACCGCTACTATTGCACCAATAGGGTTTGCAGCCATAGCAGCATTCCATAACCATTGAGCAGCAGTAGTTATTTTTTGAACTATTGTAAAAGATTTAACAACCGCAGTTAATTGTTTAAATGACCTACCGGCATCTTCTAAACCGGCTAAACCATCAGCTACCGCCATAGCAGATTGAACTTTTAAAAGTTGTTCTTCAACTTCTTTACTTTCAACACCTATTAAACCCAATGCGCCTTGATACGCAGCAAAACCACTTGTTAAAGAACCTAATGCTTTTGATGTTGCTAAAAATGCACCTTCACCTTTAAAAGATTGTATTGCATCGTTTGTATCTTCAATTCTATCTTTTAAATCAGCTGCTCTTTTTGCCGCTTCTATTGCTTGTTTGCTTCCCGAACCATAGGCTTCAGCTAAAGATTGTGCTTCTTGAACTGCTTGCTTTAATTGGGTTTTTAAAGAAGTAACCGCTTTTTCAGTTTCAGCTAAATTAGAATTTACTTCTAAATTTACGGTTTTAATTTCTGCCATTTGTTATTTCTTTTATTTGTCGTTTAATTTGCTTTAGTTTTCTTGAAAATGTTTTCGGCAGTTCATATTTACCTTTAGCAATTTCTATTGTTTCCGATTGTCCGTAATGCTCATTTAATTGTAGCATTTCTAATATTAATTTTATCATAAATCTTGTGTTAAAGGAATTTGTGCGAATACTATATTACCATCAAAATCTTCAAATTTAATTTCAAAGTTTTTAGTTCTTTCTAATCCGGTTGCATTAGCTGCTATTGAAACATTAACACTAAAGTCTGAAGTTTGCAAACCACTTCCGGACCAACTTGCCCAACCGGTTTCTGTAGATACAACTGCATTAGCAAACAATCCCATATAAACATCAACCTGAAATTCTTGAGCAGTATTATCTACGTTTGCCATTTCTATATTAGCAAAACGATAGCCAACTGAATTATATCCTAATGCTCTGTAATCGTTTATTAAATCAAATGATGCTTCGCCATTAGTTAAATCTGTAGTAAATGAATTTATAATATATCTGTTATCTCTAATTATAATTCTGTTGTTTAATTTTAACGATGTTAATTCTAATGGTTCAAGTTTTGCTTTTACTTTTACAACCCTTGTTTTTTGATTGTATAAATTAGCTATGTATTGTTCGTAATGTCTTTTATAAAGTCCTTGTGGCGCATTAGCTAAATACCAAGGTGATACTTCAACTCCAAAATTCAATGAATATAAATAACTTAAATCAGTAGCAGCTAAATTAACTTCGTTACTGAACCTCATATAAGTAGATAATGAATTAAAACCGGTACTTACATCAAGTTTAATTGTTGGCGAAACTGTTTCTATTCCGTTTTCATACATCAATATAGGCTTAGGTGTATATGGTTGTAAATCTTTATTTAAAAGCGTAGCAGTCATAAAATTACTACCGGTAGCACGTTCCCAAATAATATCTTCAAATGGTAGTTTAATTTCATACTTACCACTATCGGCAGTTGTAGCAGAATTATAAATCAAATCACCATATTGTCTACTGAATAAATCATTAAAAGCATTGTTTAAAATGTTTTCTGACTTTTCATAAGTGAATTCTATTGACTTAAATAACTTTGGCTTTTCAATATCTGCTTCATCTGAATAAATGTATTCTGTTAAGTCTTTAATTTGCCCTTGTTGGTAATATAATTCTAATGGTTCTAACTTAAACGTTCTACTATCTGTTGGTGTTATAATTAAATTAAACATTTTAACTAATCCCATAAAGAAATCAGATACTTTAATGTCCGGAACATAAGAAGCAATGTTTTGAATAAAAGTCATTGTTTGTCCGGTGTTATTTAAACCGGTAGAAATTAAAGCACCGCTTCTAATTCTTTGGTATTCTAACCTACTTGTAAAAGTTAAATCACCCAAAGATGAAACTCTAATATACATTTCGTGATTGTCAGGGTCTTCACTTCTTGTTTGACTGTATAAAGTAACCTCATTCTCCCCGGTTAAATTATCAAAAGTGCTAAATACTTGACCATCTACAAATAATTCTATTTTGTAAATCGTATTTATAGTAGCTAAATTTGGCGTTAATTTATAAACTAATTTTAATCTTTGCGCACCGGACAAAAAGGGAAATCCCGCATCCCAATTTGTAGTTATAACATCAGTTGCGAGGTTTAACTCAGGAAACGGTGTGCCGGTTGTAGTCAAAAAGTCAACATTCAATCCTTGTGAATATGCTCTTGGTAATTCTGAATTCTTTAATAACATCCATAACTTTACTACTTGATTATAAGTTAAAAAAGAACCGGTAAAATCAATATCATATTTGTCTTCAATTAATTCTAAAATCTTATTTATTCTTACTGCCGGAAATAAATCAGTCCATACAATTGAACCACCATTAGTAGTTACATCATCGGGACTTGCATCGTTATACCTAAATGTTCTATCATTTGCAATTAATGGATATCTTACATCAAAAGTACTTCCTGAAGTTATTCTTGTTTGAATGTTTGATGCATCGTAAGTATGATTTAATGCTTGGCCTAAAGCAGTTTCAAAAACAACTTGCAATTTATCATCTGCAAA